GAGTTGCGTCTCCGCAGTCTCTGGGTCAGTGGTCAACGAGTCAAATGACACCGTAATGCTAAAGTTCTCGTCGGGGCTACCCTTGGTCATCGTCTGGGGGTTAGGATTGCCAGTGACTTGGAAGAAAACCTCATCCGGCCCCATGCGCTGATACAGCTTCCACGCCATCGTCAATACGTCGCGGACGTGATCGAGGAACTTGCCAATGTAGAATTGTTGACGAGCAGCCGTGAGCGGGTTAGTGAGATCAAGACCAACAGCGCGGTCTGCTTGCGCTCGCATAGACATCTCTGATTCAATGGAACCTTGGTCCATTTGAGGAACTGGCCCCCAAGCAATCTCGCCAAGACGACGGTAAGGAACGCGACGGCCCGGACCCCAGTCGGAGGGAGGACGACCAGCAGGGTGCATCAGCGGCGGCAAGGTGGCCAACGAAGCTCGGTCAATCCGGCTGTCACGCTCGGTCTTGATTTGCATCTGCGGACCACGGAGAATGTCGGAGAACGTTTGCACTTCATACATTCGCTTTTGGTCATTCGCCAATCGAGTCACAACAAACGGGTAATCGTCATAGCCATTGAGAAGCTCATGCTTTGCGTAGCCGTCCGTAGTCGGGTGGAACACGGTGCAGTAGATGCCTTCGCTGCCATCCTCTTCATCAATCAGACGCTGGTAGCCATAGACCACCATAACAAGGTCATTGTCATCAGTGATAGGCAGACGCGTAACGGTTTTTACGCTCTCGCCGTCGAGATACATGGAGTCTTTCCCGCGAAGGTTGGAGATAGCGTGATCGACCCACTTCCTGTCCCATCCCTCATTGGTAACTTTTTTCTCAAGCTCCTGAGCAGTCAGGAACGTGCGCCAGAAGATGTATGGAGCGCGTTGAGGGTCGGAAACATACGGAGGGAAGATGACCTCTCCATCCGGGGCGCACGAATAAACAATCGGGCAATCAACGGTTTGACGAGGGAGTGGGATTTCAGCCATCCCGGTCTTCCGCATATCTCGGATTGCCTTCTTAGCTCGTTTGTTCGACAGGTCGGGGAATCCTTGTTGGATCAATCCCGTGAGCATCTCGTCATCGTTCCCATCAATAATAAGGTTCGCTAGATCAGGAGATTGTTGGGCAATTTGGTCGATGGTGACTTGTTGCAGATATGTTCTTTTTTCTCGCTTCCATCCAACATAGGATACCATAATCCCCTTCTCTAGCAAATAGTTCGCACCCAACTCCATTTGGTTTTTGAAGTCAGGAATGTAGGTCGAGCGCATCCACTTAAGGAACGACGACACAACAGAAGCTCGCGGCATTGATGCCATAGACGTTGGGAACGCCTTGATGTGGCTGCGCTGGAGGGCTTGGTCAAACAGAGACACATACATGTCAATCCGCTCACCAACCACGTTAACTTCTTGATCTGAAGCACCTTGCCACGGAAATGCGTTTGCTCCGTTCTTGCGAAGATCGTCAGACTTGCCGTCCCAGATATTGCGCCGATCATTATAAGAGCGCAGACATGACTCGAAATAGTATTCAAGATCAATTAGGCAGGTATCATACGCATCAGTTAACGCATTAACGTCTGGCTCTTTGTCAGCGTAAATAAGGGATTCGTCCTCTAGTTCTAGTGATTCGATCATGATGCGTATTCGTAAAAGTCTTCGGGGTCGGCAGATACTAAGCACACTTTGATGCGTTTGCCAACAAGTTTATTTGATAGGCGGGAAGGGCATTTTACCGGAACCGCCAGCCCATCCATTCGGACGATGACCCAGCTTGGGTTGTTGCAAACACGCATAACAATGAAATCTTCATCAATTTGCTGCTCGATAAGGCTATCAAGACTGCATGGTGATTCGTCAATAATTAGCGTTTTCTTTGCAGGTCGCCCCCGTTTTGCTGCTTTAGCTGCTTGTTTTTTCATACTAGTATCCCCCAGACCCGTGAGTTGTAACAAATGATTGGCTATTGTCAACGTGATCGAGATTTGCGATGGCTGCGTAGCGACAAACATCAATTGGATCTTTCCACGCTTCCTTAAGCCCACCTTCGCCAGTGTATTCAGAGAGTGCTTGAATGATGTTCTCGCAGTCGCTGCTGACGTAGAAATGCGGTCTGTTAACGGAATCCAAAGGTCGAGCGGTATCCCATGACATCTTGCCGATCAATGCTTGAAGCCCATCGTCGATATCCAGCCCCGGTGCAGGGATGCAAACCATTCCCGATTCGCTTAGGTCTTCAATGATTGAGGAAGAACCGTCTTGCACCTGATACTTTGCAGCCCCAAGGCGAGGGTCGATCAATCGCTCAAAGATTTCCTCGTCGCCCTCCATCTCTTGAATTGCCTCGATGTAGTCACGGATACCAAAGCCTTGCCCCTTAGCTCCCGGCCCCGGCATCCACTTCCCGCTTTTCCATTCAGCCCAGTCACCAACGTCAACTCCCGGCCACTCGCGGTAAACCCAGAACGTCCCGCTCTCGTCAATGGCAATCCAGCACATGAACCAGTTCTTCGCCCCAGCAGGGTCGATAACGTGATAGCGCGTGATATTCTTGGTCGGGATGGAGGCGGGAGGAACCACGTTGACGACCTTGTTAAACTTGGGGAACTTGGTTGCATGGGACTTCATTGGAACCCCGTAGGCGCGGATCAGAATCTCCTCCCGTGTGCGTCCTGACAGCGTTTCTTTAATGCGCTCGTATCCGCCAAAAGCATTGTCTTGAGAGTGGAAGTAATGAACTGATGCGTTTAGCTTTTTGGACCGCTGAACGTATGGAACCAACTCACCATTAAGGAGTTCCGCTGGTCTTGACTCGATAGTCGTCGCCCCATCAAGATACTCTTTGATGACCTCTGTCCAACCGTCAATCGGAGTGAACGTGACGAGCATCTTGGCATTTCGCGTAGCTAGCCGGAACCTGAGCGTGTTAATCAACTCTGGCCCCAAAAGGTATTCATCTGCCCATACACCGATGTTGTGCCAGACTGGATTCTTAGACCCAAGTTCTGCGCCTTCCAGAATTGTCGGGTTATTCTGATACTGGGAATACGTTTTGAAAATGATTTGAGAACCGTTTGGAAGAATCAACGATGAGTCCGTGAAGCCAGTCTTCTTCTTGTAAGAGATGTAGGTGTTTGCGCTTGTCTGCTTGGTCTTGAGGTTCTCTGGCAACCAGTCCCACACTGCGCTCTGCTGCTGGCGAATGCTGACCTCGGATGTTTGAGCAAAGCAGAAGATCTCAGACTTCGGGTTCTCGATGGCTGCACGGACAACGGAGAACGCTCCCCACTGAGTTTTTCCACTGCGATTTCCACCTAGTGCCAAGATCTCGTTTACCTCAAATAGTTGTTCTTCAGCCTTACTCCAGTGAGGGAGCCTGAACCCGTAGTGATACGGGTCTTTTTCAGCGTTCTCAATCGCCTCATGGTAAACCGAATGAAGCCCGATTAGCTCATCAGGCTCCATTTGCACCATCTCCTCATCGGTGGGTGGCGTTAGGATTGCGTGTTTCCGCCAAATCATAGGATCTCGGCTTCGATTGCGTCTTCCTTGATCTTACTGGCAATGCGGGCCTTTGCGTCAAAGATCATCTTGGCAGCGTCATCGAGGCTAGCTCCCTTGCGATGCTCCACGATTGAGGATGCCATTCCCGTAAGTTGCGCCGCCTTGTCGGTTAAGATACCCACCGTTACCGCCAGCTTGTCCGGGCTGATCTTAGCAAGCTCCTCTGGATTATCAAACAGTTGTTGGGAACGCTCAAAGAGCAGGTCTGTGTAGTCTTGCGCTGCAATCGCGTATCGCATCGAGAACTCCTTGCGCTTTGTCTCCAGCGTGTCGTTATGCCGCCATTGGAGGCTCCTGATGGTCTCTCTGCCGAGTCCCGTCTTCTTTTGGATGTCGGTTATCCTCGCGCCTTGTGCGGCCAGCCACAGGGCCATTGCGGCCTTATTAGGGGCATAGTGTTCGACGCAGTTTGAAGGATTTAGCTTTGCACGTTCCTTGACTTCAAGAAACCACGCAGACTTGTCTTCTCGTTCGTCAACGTATTCCGCTTTCAGCTTCTCGTTTGGGTCTTCGGTGTCCACAAATGTTTCTACTTCAGTTTTGCCGCAATAGCAATAGATTTTGCTGCGGGAAGTAACCTCTTGTCGGTTTTCACGAGTCCACTAGTTTTGATCTCAACGCCAATCTTCTCTAGCTCACGCCGCAGGGATGGTGTTACAACATTATCTTTAATGACAGTGCCTTTAGGTATTGACTTAGAAATGAGACTGGCAACTTCGCTATCTGGGACAATCCGTTTGATCTTTGCGTAGCGAGACAGGTTCACCATTCTTCCACCAGCCCACTTATGCTCCCCAACTGCTCGTTTTGAGCCTTTTGCTTGGTATTCGTCATTAGCAGGGATCTCAACCTCAACCGTGACTAAGGGCTTCTTGTAGGCAGCGGAGAACTGATCGTTCAACGGGTTTGATGATGAGTGGAAATACGGAGCGTAGATCGCCCATACATCATCTCCATTTGGCCCCTTCAAGCGAAAGTTTCCAGCGTTCCTTCCTGTCGTTGGAACAAGGTCTGGACGCTCTTCTGCCTTCATCCATTTACCAATCTCTTCTGGTGGTCTGCGACTCTTTCCGATAGACGTAGACATCGGTGGATACAGCTTCCCGTCGATCAACGCCATTGCACGATAACGTGTAAGTGTTGGCTCTTTGTCTAGCTTTTCTGCGGTAGCATTATCCACAGTAGTGTTGGTTTCACCACTCTCTGGCAAGTATCTCATCTGCCCAGTTTGCGAGAGCTTCCGCATCTCTGGGGTAATGTTGACACGCCAAATTGGGACGCTTCCAGTCTCAGCTTCCTCGCCGCTCATGATGTCAGCTTCTGTGGATTGCTCAAGATCAGTTTTCTCCACCTTGCCACCCCATTGTTTGACATACTTACCTACCTCCTTTGGCTGCATGGTGTCGTAGAACCCACGCATGCCGGAACCGCCAACTTTTAGGTCATTACCCTCAAAGTCTACAGGTGCTGTTGCAGCCATGATCTTATCAGCCATGTCTTTCCCTATTACTTCGTCCAGCTTTTTGCCTGTGAACTGACCAGCAGACATCTGACCCTCAACCGTGCCATCGTTACGAACCATCAGCTTAAATGATGATCCACCTTTCTCGTCAATTCTGACAGATCGGGATTCGGCATTCACCATCGGGACTGAAATCTTATCAACGCTCTTGCTCAGATCGAACCGCTCATTCTGTGTGTCACCCACAGTCCAGCCAACCCAGTCCTTGCCACTGTCCACTGCATCACGCAGCAAGCGTTTGAATAGCTGCAAAGGCCAAGTGGTGCGGAAGGGGGCGTCTGCGATGCGACCAGATGCGTCCGTTGATATAGTTCGGGCCAATTCTGGAACTTCTGATTCTAACTTTTTGTATTGTTCAGAATTTGGATCAAGTTCATTTTGCAATTTGCGGATTTCTTTGATCCTATTGCTTGCTGATTGCTTTTCGTTTTCTGTAGTTACATAACCCTTCTTCCTCCCCTCTTGATGCCTGTCGGACTGGAACTCCTCAGCAAACAATCCTTCCATACCATCCGCATCCGTGCGCTCGTTCGTCCGCATGTGCGCGACGTAGTTTGGGATGTCTGGGAAGTGGGATGATGTGTATTGAGACGCGCTCTTTGGATACTTGGTGTAGTAGTCACCCAACGCTTCTGCTTGACTATTCCCGACAGCTACCGATTTCCCTTCTTGGTTTTTGATAAACCAGCGGGAGTTTCCATTGTTAATCTTCTCGTCGAACGAATGTCCAGTAGGAAGCCCCTGCTGTTGCGGCATCGCCAGCACCACCTCGCGGTAGTTCTCGCCGCCGGGGAGGACGTATTGGGCGAATTTGACTTCTCCTCGTCCGGCCAGATCGGGGTCGGTTGACAAGTATCCGCTATTGGGGTCATTCATCTCCGCCTCGGCTTGTTCTCGAGATTCAAATGGCCCAGCGTCTTCCGTGGGGGTGACGATAAACCATCCCTCGTCCGTTTGTTCAACTCGAACACCTGAATGAAACTTCTTGCTGCGAGGATCGCTAAGAGTAACCTCCTCAAACCGCACCGCACCCTCGTTACGAAGGTAGTTAAGCAGATCCTCCTTGGATACCTTACCGTCCTTCTCAAGACTCGTCAGTGCTTGCTCAATACCGCTCCACTTGATCTCGTCTGCCTTGACTCCACTTCCCCTCGTAGGGTCGATGGTAGCCATGATCTGGGCTACTGTGGCGCGGTTCGGCACTTTGTCAGCGATAACCTTGTCAAGTTGGGAATAGAAACCATCCTCGTCCACGCCCTCTGGCATGAACCTCGTCTGCGATGACGTGGGTGCTTCACCCTCTGGCATCTGGCGTTGCTCAGGCATCTTGACTTGGCTTGTGGCCTCGTAGCGAGGAGTGTTACGCAAATCTTTCGGCTCACCGTTAGCGTCCATGATCGGCTCTCCTTCTGGGAGGTAGTTGATCTTGATCATGTTGTTCTGGTAGGGCAACTGGGTTGAACCGACAAGCTGGGTTGCCTTATTCATGCGATCCAGACGGTATGACTTCACCACAGCATCG